TTATATTATAATATCAATACATTCTGCGTCACTATCCCACTTTATTTCTTGAACTGAAAAATTTAAAAGTTCTCTTTTTAAGTCTATATTATTAGTGCTTAATGTGGTACTAAATTGTTTAAGTCTTTCGTATTTTTCTTCTGGAGATACAAATGAGCTGTTTATATGTTCTTGTTGGATAAATAGTAGTTCTTTTTTTAGGTCTTCATTTAACTTTGTTAATTCTTCTATTTTGGATAGAAGAGGAACACTTGCAGTATTACTTAAGACCGCAATTTTATCCACTAAATTATTTATTTTAACCTTATTTGTTTCGATTTTTTTTTCTATGCATAAAATCTTTTTATTAAAATTTTCTGTATCAGTAGGACTACCTACAACTTTTTTAAATTCCTCAATGTTTAACTCAATATATGAATTTAAAGCATTTTCTATTTCTTTATCCAATATAGTCTGCTTAACTTGCTTGCAGTTACAATATTCTTTTCCCCAGGCTTTTCTACCAGTGCATAAATAAACATATGTTATACTACCATCTTTATTTTTATGATTATAACTTATAGTCATAGGGGAGCCACATTTGGTACATTTTAGTATACCAGTTAAATAGCTTACTCTTGAATTTTTAGGACGAGGGGATACTTTAGTTTTTTCTTGGATGCTTTGTACTTTTAGCCAAACAGTAGAGTCTATTACTCCTTCATGTCTACTTATAGAATAAAACATACCTTTATCGTTCCAGCGGTGCTTGCCATTTGTATATGGTCTCCTATTATAGGTTATTATTCCATTGTGTCCATTATGCTCGCCAAATACTTCTCCAAAATTATTAAGATATTTAACAACATCTTTATCAGCTTTCACATATACTGGAGAAGTTAAGATGTTTTTTATAGTGCTTAAAGACCATTTTATATTTTTTGTATTGTATATCTGTTTTTGGACTTTATGCATGCTATTCGTAGATATGTACATTTGAAATATTTCTTTAATTAGTTGTTTTTTGCTCTCGTCAAGCTTTAGATAAGTTGCCTTTTTGCCACCTTCTTCTATTCTTTCGGATGTGAATCCAAAAGGTACATTACCACCAGTCCAGCGTCCCGCTTTGGCTAATCCCTTCATATTGTCTTTTACTCTTTGTCTAATATTTTCTCTTTCCATTTCAGCAAAACTTGCTAATATCATCATTATTAATTTACCGAGTGGTGTAGAAGGATCAAAACCCTCTGTTACACTTATTAATTTTATTCCTAGTTTATTCAATTCATCATATACATTTACAAAATCAACTATGTTTCTAGCTATTCTGTCTATTTTATAGCAAGCTACTACATCAAACATTTTTATTTTAGACATCATAAGTTAAAATGCTGGTCTATTGGTGTTTCCTCCAGAGAAACCTTCATCCTCAAAAATTTCAAATTCAATATTGTTATCACGTCTTAAAAAATATTCTTTACAAATTTCAATTTGGTTTTTTATACTTTCTCCTTTATCTGTTTCAACAGACTTACGGCTATATATTGCTATTTTCAATCTATCACCTACTTATTTATTTAATAACAAAACTTTTAGATCAATTTGTATTGCATCTTTTATAAGTTCCCAAGCTTCATCTGGAATGTTGGAACTAGTTATAATTTTTTTATTTATTAAAGTAGTTACTACACTATCAAGAGATGAATACTTTTCTCTTTTATTAAAATATTCGGTTAAACAATTCTCATCAAACCAATATTCTGAATTTGTATTAAAGAAATCAGCTAACTTTTTAGCTGTTTTTTTGCTAGCTACACGTCTTCCACTTTCAATATCACCTATTATACTTGTTGATACTTCAATTTTTTCAGCAAGTTGCTGCTGTGTTAAACTAGCCTCTTTTCTCAATTCTTTAAGTCTTTTAGATATTATAGTCAAAACAATCACCACCCTTGACTATATTCTACGATATATTTTATCGCATTTCAAGATAATAAAATATATAAAATACAACATATATCGCATAATGCGATATTATTTAGGCATGGGAGGTGACAAGCATGAGCAAGCTAAGAGAAGCAAGAGAGAGTAGAGGGTTAAAAAGAGGATTTGTGGCGCAAAAGTTATCTATAACTCCAGATCATTTAAGTTTATTAGAAAGAGGTAAAGCGGCACTAAATTTAAAAAAAATAGAGCTTCTTGCTACTCTTTACAATATGTCCTTTGAGGAAACAGCAAGAGTAGCATTAGATACCATAAAGGAGAGTGGTTTTATTGGATAAGAAAAACGAAATATTAGAGTTAGAAGAAATTTTGAAAAAAAAATTAGAGCAATTAGGGGAAAAGTATGAAGAAACAGAAAATTAAAGTAAGAATAATAAATAAAAGTGGAAGGAATTTAAATAAAGAGCTAACCCCATATATTGCCAAGCTATATATGGAAGGTAGAATAAAGCTTTAATAGTTATACAACGTTAATGAAGGGCAAGCTCCAGCTAAAATCCTGTTGGATCTAAAGTTAAATAACATAAGGAGGAAAGAGAAATGAATAAATTAATACCAGTTGAATTTAAAAACCAAAGAATAATAACAACTAAAGTTTTAGCGGATCAATATGGAACCAAAGAAGAAAATATTCAAATGAACTTTTCAAGAAATGAAAAAAGATTTATTCAAGATAAACATTACTATAAGTTAGAAGGACAAATGTTAAAAGAATTTAAAAATAGCTTACCAACTGAAAGTAGGGAACCTCTAAAATTTGCACCAATACTTTATCTATGGACTGATCGAGGAGCTGCAAGACACGCAAAAATTTTAGATACAGATGAAGCGTGGGAGGTATATGAAGAATTAGAAGAAAGTTATTTTAGGGTTAAAGAAACTAAACCTACTTGCATAGAAGATGTTTTGATACAAAGCTTACAAGAAATGAAAGAAGTGAAACAGCAGCTTAATCAAGTTAATAATAAGATTTTACAGACCAAAGAAGAGGTACAAGCTATAAGAGAAGTAGTTGAAATAGTTCCATCTAACTCATGGAGAGGAGAAACAAACAGATTAATGACTAAGATATGTTTTAAACTTAAGAATTATCAAAAACCAAAAGAGGAAGTTTATAAGGCTTTGAATGAGAGGGCAAAGGTTAATCTTAAAAGAAGGCTTGAAAATATGAGAACTAGATTAGCATTAGGTGGAGCTTCTAAAAGCAAAATAGATAATCTTAATTATTTAGATGTAATAGCAGAAGACAAAAAACTTATAGAGATTTATACAGCTATAGTCAAAGAAATGGCTATTAAACATGGAATTAATGGAGGTGTAGCATGAAACATTTAAAGAGATTATCTAGAAATCAGAAAATTGCATTAGATAAGTTAGGATTAAATCCTAAAAACTACCTAAGACTTACACAAGACTGGGAGAGTTTCACAGTGGTAGACATAAGAACAATGAAAGTTTTACCATCAGTTAGATATTAAAAAAGAGGGGTGATTACATGACACCTATAGGACAAGCAGTATTTGGTTTTTATAGTTTCATATCCGTTTCAGTTTTAATGGTCCTAAACATAAAGAAGATAGCAAAGGAGGATGCAAAAGGTTGGGAGCTAGTAGCGTTGATTCCAGTATTGATTTTCCTTGCGAATGTGATTTAAACATTAATTATGATTCTCAAGGTAGAATGTTTTATAATCCACAATTCCACTTTAATAATGGTAAGGCGTGGAGCAGAGAAGATTTGCAGTATTTAATTAATTGGTATGACATTATAGGTCCCGAAGAAATGAGTTTTGCATTAGGTAGAACAATTAGAACAATTGAAAGTAAAGTTTGTATTTTAAGAAAACAAGGAGTTATGAAAAAAGCTGGTAATTGTATAAGGCACAAAAGAATAAAAAAGAGCTGTGCCAACAGCTCAAAATTAAATGATTTTTAAATATTAGATACTTAGATTCTAAATTAGATTGGGGGATTTGTAAAGTATGAATAAAGCATTAACTGTATTAATTGATAGTATAAATGCACAACTTGCTGTATTAAATGCTAATGATTTCAAAATTTATGATGAAGAAAATTCAGAGTATTACTTAAGTGAAGTTTATTATAACAGTGAAGATGATGAATTAAAGTGTAGATTCAAGGAGGAACTTAAATATGAATAAACTTAACTGGCTTCAAGAAAGACAAAAAGGTATTGGTGGAAGTGATGTAGGAGCAATACTTGGAATAAATAAGTGGAAAACTCCTTTTGAAGTCTATTTAGAAAAAACTGAGCCAATTACTGAAGTTAAAGAGCAAAGTGAAGCAGCTTATTGGGGGGATCAGTTTGAAGAAGTAGTTGCTAAAGAATTTGAAAGAAGAACAGGCAAAAAAGTAAGAAGAGATAGAAGACATTTTAAACATAAAAAGTATCCATTTATGGTTGCAAATATAGATAGAAGAGTTGTGGGAGAAAGCGCTGTATTAGAATGTAAAACAGCTAATCAGTTTTTAGCTAAAGAATGGAAAGATGAAGAAATACCAGCTAGCTATTTAGTACAAGTGCAGCATTATTTAGAAGTAACAGGAGCAGAAAAGGGATATATAGCAGTATTAATAGGTGGACAAAAATTCATATGGAAAGAAGTAGAACGTGATGAAGAACTCATAAGAATGATAATTAATACTGAAAAAGAATTTTGGAAACTAGTAGAAAACAAAAAACCACCAGCATTGGATGGAAGTTCAGCAGCTGAAAAGTGGGTTAATGAGAAATTTAAGATTGCAAATGAGGGAGAAATAGTAGAGTTAGATTCTAGTTATAAAAATAAACTACATGAATATTTTGAATTAAAAAAACGTGAAAAGGAATTTAAAGAGGAAATTAATCAATTAGAAAATCAGCTTAAAAATGATATGGGAAATGCAGAATTAGCTCATGTTCCTGGTTTTGATATTAGCTGGAAACAAATAAAAAGTAGTAGAGTTGATTCTAAAAAATTAAAAGCTGAGTTTAAAGATACTTATGATAAATGTTTGAAGGAAAGTTTAAGTAGAAGATTATCAATTAAGGAGGAAAAATAATATGGCAACAGCATCTAGTTTAAAGAATGAATTATCAAAGAAACAAAGTAAAACAGAAATAGGAAGTACAGTAAAAGGACTTTTGAGTAATGGTGGCATAAAGAAAAGATTTGAAGAAGTATTGAACCAAAAAGCACCACAATATATGAGTAGTATAGTGAATTTAGTTAATGGAGATACGAACCTACAAAAGTGTGATCCTATGAGTGTAGTTGCAAGTTGTATGGTTGCAGCAACAATGGACTTACCTGTAGATAAAAATCTAGGGTATGCATGGGTAGTGCCTTATAAAAATAAAGCACAGTTTCAAATGGGATATAAGGGATATGTACAGTTAGCATTAAGAACTGGACAGTATAAATCTATAAATGTGATAGAGGTACATGAAGGAGAACTTGAGGAGTGGAATCCACTTACTGAAGAATTAAAAATAGATTTTTCTAAAAAAGAATCAGATTCAATTATAGGATACGCAGGATATTTTGAATTGCTTAACGGATTTAAAAAGTCAACATATTGGACAAAGGATCAGATTATTAAACATAAAAATAAGTTTAGTAAATCAGATTTTGGATGGAATAAGGATTTTGATGCAATGGCTAAAAAGACAGTATTAAGAAATATGTTAAGTAAATGGGGAATTTTAAGTATAGAAATGCAAAATGCTTATACTGCGGATTCAAATATTATAAAAGATGCTATAGTAGAAGATTCTGATGTTCAAAGCAATATTGAATATATAAATACCGATTTTGAAGTAAAGGATGAAAATCAAGAAAGTAATTTAGAAAATAATTAAACAAGCATTGTAGGTTTGAAGGAGGACAAAGATGGCAAGACCACAAAAAAGCGGATTAGATTATTTCCCATTAGATGTAGATATGGACCAGGATGATAAGATTGCACTCATAGAAGCTCAACATGGCATACTGGGTTTTGCTATAGTAATTAAACTGTTAATGAAGATTTATAAGAACAGTTACTTCTATGAGTGGACAGAAAAGGAACAATTACTCTTTTCAAATAGGGTTAATGTAGACATTAATGCAGTTAATGTTGTCATTAATGATTGTGTTAAATGGGGGTTATTTAATAGTGACCTCCTTGAAAACCACAAGATACTTACATCTAAGGGCATTCAGCGTAGGTATTTAGAAGCTGTAGGGCGTAGACAAAAGGTAAAAATGAATGAAGAATACTTACTTTTAGACAATGAAACAGTTAATGTATACAAAAATCTAGTTATTGTTAACATTAATGGAGTTAATGCAGACATTAATCCCCAAAGTAAAGTAAAGGAAAGTAAAGTAAAGAAGAGTAAAGTAAATGAGAACAATGAAACACACTCATACGCATTAGAACTTTGTAAATATTTTTCAGAATTGATGCCAGGACAAAGTATAGCTCAACATATAGGAGCATTAAAGATATGGATAGATATGTATGGATATGAATGGACAAAGGAAGCTATTCAAAAATGTGTTAGCAGTAAAAACAAGTTTGTTAAACCGTGGATAAAAACAGTTTTAGAAAATTGGAAATCAGAAGGAAAGGAGGACAACAGTGGAGGTACTAGACAGGATATTAAAAAAGGTGAAGGAAAATGGGATGGATTTAAGCCACCAAAGCCAAAAATCACAGAAGAAATTGACACCACAGACCTTATATAAGTGTTCAAAATGTAAAGATACAGGATGGATAATTAGAGAAGATAATTTATCAATGACTAGGTGTAAGTGCCAAGAAGGGGAAATAGCCAAAAGGCAATGGATAAAACGAGGTATTAATCCAGAAAAGTCAGATAAGACCTTTGGAAATTTCAAAGTATGGAATGATACTTCAATGATAGCTAAAAACACAGCTACATCTTATTACAAGAAATTTGATTATATAAGGGATTCTAAACAAAATTCAATAATATTTTGTGGACAAGTAGGCAGTGGGAAAACACATTTAAGCATAGCACTAGCATTAAATTTCATCAAGAAAGGTACTAATGTAATCTATATGCCTTATAGAGATGTTGTTACAGCTCTAAAGCAAAACATGATTGATTATGAATACTACAAAAGAGAAATAAGCAAGTATCAACTAGCTGAGATACTACTAATTGATGATTTATTCAAAGGAAAAGTAACTGAATCAGATGTAAATATAATGTTTGAAATTATAAATTATAGATATTTAAATAATTTGCCAATAATAGTTTCTACAGAATTTATTATTGAGAGAATGCTTAATTTTGATGAAGGTGTAGGCAGTAGGATATATGAAATGTGTAAATATTTTATAGTACAAATAGAAGGTAAAGAAAATAACTATAGATTGAAAGCTTAGTGAGGTATAGATATGAGTGAAAGACAAGAAGAAGTAAATTTTGCAGTAAATTTGATACAGAAACTATGTGAAGAATATAATATAGCACTTATAGCAAAAGATCATAAAGGAACTGAATATGTTGCAATACATGACCATATTGAAGATAAAGACTATGTGATAATGAAGGATAAGTAAGTACGGAGAAATAGTATAAAGCGAAACAAAGTGAAGGTGATAAATTGAAGAATGAACAACTAAGCTTATTTAAATTGCCACAAGTAGGAGAAAAGATAGAATATATAAGTTGCGGTAAAAAGTATAAAGGTATAGTTAAATGTTATTCACATGAAGGTAAGTATATTGATTGTACAACTAATCAAAAAGGATTTAGCGGAGTTTCACTACATGTTGAAAATAAAGGCAAAGATTGGTTTTTAAAATAGTAGATTATGAATTAAAGAAGGTGAAATCATGTTAAATGTATATATATTAGAAAGAAATGATAGCTTTGGGTATGATGAATACGTAGAACAAACGATAGTAGCTGAAACGGAAGAAAGAGCAATAAAACTTGCTAGTAAAGAATATGGTGAATGGATTGTAACCAAGAAAGTAAATTTAGACAAAGAACAAGTTTTAACAAAAGATTTTAATGCAGGCTAATTACACAAAAATAAAGAGGTGTGAAGATGGACCAAATACAATTTAAAATAGTTACAGCTGATAAAAACAAAGAAATGAAATTAACTAAAAAGCAAGTAGTAGTTTTATTAGAAGCACTGTGGGATTTTAAAGAAAGTATACAAGCTATAGATACAAAAGAAGATTTAAGAAAAAGGTTATTAGAGCATAAGCAAAGTGAAGTAAATAAGTTATTTGATTATTTACAGGATAGTATAAATTATAATTTTGAAAGACATCTACAAAAGTGTTTTAAAAAGAATAAGGATGATGATCCAGGAATGGAGACAATGAGTTGGTTAGTTACTGGAGGAAAAGATGGACAATAACTTTTGGGCAGATGAAGTTGTAAGAATGTATTTTGAAGGATATACAGTATTAAAAGCTATTAATATAGTGAAAGAAATTATGCTTTATATAGGATTAAGGATATCAAGTGGTATTGTTATAACTTCATATTATCATTTGATAGTCAGTTAAAAACAAAGAAGGTGATGAAATTGGCAAAGAATGAAGGTAAGAAGTTTGAAGAGGATTTTAAAAGGTCAGTTCCAGAGTGGTGCTGGTGCAACAGATATAAAGATGGTACTGCAAACTTCAAAGGAGATAAGAATGAAAATGTACGATTTCAAGCTCATAACATATGTGACTTTGAAGTGTTTGCAAAAGATAAATTGTTTCTATTAGAACTTAAGAGTTATCAAGGAGTAAGCATACCAGTAAGTGGAATAAGAAAAAATCAATTAGAAGGAATGATTAAGGCTAGTAGATATAAAAATGTAATACCATATTTTCTGCTTAATTTTAGGGGTGTACAACGAGTTTATGCAATAAAGGTACAAACACTTCATGAGTTCATTAAAACAACCACAAGGAAGTCAATACCAATTAAATTTTGCGTTGAGAATGGCATAGAAATAGCTAGTGAACAAAAGAGGACAAGATTCAGATATAACTTAGAGATTCTATTTAGTGAACAAATTGAAGAAAGTGAAGTTAAGGAAAGCAAAGGCTGGAAATACAAAGAACTTAAATTAGGAGTATAGATATGGACAAATATATTGCTGAAGGTCAGATAAGTATCTTTGATATACAAGCAACAAAAGCTACTAAGAAAATACCAGAAAAGCCTAGACAAATTATCAATAAAGTTACACCAGTTAAAATTGAGAAAAACGTTAATCCTTTAGAATTAACAGAACTACAACAAAAATTCTTAGATAAAAATAGTGTAATAAAAAATGAGAATTTAAGTAGGTTAATAAAATACTGTAGTGGAGGACTTGGAATAGAGCTTATTGCTCCAGGAGGATTCAAAACTATATATGTAAATAAGCAAGGCGTTGAAGAGTTTGAACTTGATAAAAGGATTAATGTGTTACCCATGGACCAGGTACTTTATTATAAAAAAGGATTAAAAATAAATGATCTACAAGAAAATAGGTTAAAAATTATTAAAGAGAAGTATAAGCGCCTAAAAGAAATTAGACGTAAGGGTGATGAAAATATAATAGTAGAAGCACATGGAAAAGTTATCAGTATAAATCATATAGGATGGATATTAGAGTTTAACAATGTACAAGCGATATATTCACAAAATGAGGTCATACAGGAGCAGAATGAAGAATCAGAAATATTTGATATAAAGCAGATGCAAAAGAGCGTTAGAGTTGGAGATAAGGTTCAAGCGTATAGAAGTAAATCAGAAATTATAACTGGAGTTATTACTAGAGAGTACGGAATTGGAAATGAGATATTAAATATTTCATTCAAGAGAGGAGAGGTTGGAGCATCTACGGCTATAGGAAGAAGGCAAGTTATCAAAATACTAGAAGTGGGGGTTTAAAGTGAAGGATTCAGTAATTATAGTAGCGGCAATACTTATTGTTGCTGCTGCTGTAAATATATTAAGAATAGAAAAGAGGTAAAACTCATGAAAATTATAATCATGAATGCTAATAAGAATGATTGGTATTCAAGTAAATTGGGTAAGGTTTATGAGGTTAAGAAGATAAATAAATTCAGTTATACTACTAGGCAAGGTGAAGTAAGCAAACATGATGCCCAAATTGTAGAGAGGTGAGAATAGACATAAGTTATATGTAAAGTTAAGGAGTTTAGAAAAAAATGTAATAAGAGTTGGTTGTTCTTTGAAAATTGAATAATGCGGTATTTATAAAAGAAACTATATAACAAGTTGTGGCAATAGAACAAAATTTAATAAATTTAAAGCTCACTTGACTATTAACAATAAAAAGGGTATTATACTAACATAAAAAGGTTTATAGGGGTGAGTTTATGAAAAAAAATATATTACCGTTAGAATTACTTTCTGATTATAAGATTAAATTAATTATAAAATCTATTAATGATGCAATGCCTCAATATTTAAATCATGTTAAAAAGGAAGAATTACCTACCCAAAATGGAAGATATCATGAAATATGGAACTATATTTTTAAAAATATCAAAAATAATTTTAGTGACTTTCCTTACAAATGTTACAAAATTTCAAGAGGCAAGTTATGGGAATTTATAGCTATATATGATCAAAAAGAAAATATATTATTTGTTTTAATGAAAGAAGAGAGATTTAATCAAATAAAAAAGGATAAAAACAATGATTATCATTATATTAAAATTTTAAATGTTATAAATAATAATATTAGCAATAAACATAATGAACAATTATGTTTATTTGAAAAAGATAATGATAAAGAAGAATATATAGAAGACGATTTACATCGTATGATTAAAGACATAAATGGGAAAATAAAAATATGCGTAAATATATTATTTTCTAATAAACTTAGCAAAGTATCAAGTATATCTGCAAATATATCTAATTATTATTTAAGTGAGATAAAGTCATATAATTGGAATAAGTACATTAAAGCAGATATTGATGAAATTATTGATACAGAAGATGAGCATAATTTTGAAAATCCACCAATTGAATTAAAAATAAGGGCAACTGCACATACAATAAAAAATAAGGAAAGAGATAATTCTGACGAAATTGTTAAGAGCAAGGAACAACGAAACAAAAAGTATGAGGACAGATTAACGCGATAAGTCTTGTACTTAGGAGGTTAGTATAAGAGATGTTCAATGATAAAGTGAATTTAGTTAAAAATTTAGGTAATGAGATTATAAAAAATAAAAAGTTTAATGGTAAAAGGCTACAGATTGCTAGAATTTATAGAGGTAAGACAATAGTAGAACTAGCAAAGGATATAGGAGTATCTAAGCAAGCTATTTCACAATTTGAAAATGGTCTAACTTCCCCTCAATTTGATACTTTAATGAATATTGTAGATACTCTTAAATTCCCTAGAGAATACTTTTTTCAGGAAGATAAAATAGATATTAGATTAGGAAACACTTATTTTAGAGCTCATGCTAAGATGACAAAAAAAGATGAAAATAAGCAAAAAGAAAAGGTAAAATTTATTGGAAAGTTATATAATTTTCTTAATGAGTATATTGAGTTCCCAGAATTGAATATTCCGGAATTTGAAGAGAAAATGTCAATAGAAGATAAGGCGATTAAATTAAGAGAATATTGGGAGCTTGGAGAAGAACCAGTGAAAGACATAGTGTATATCTTGGAGAAAAATGGAATCATAGTAACTTCCATGAATATGGAGAGTGAAGAAATAGATGCCTTTACTCAACAACAAATTATAGATAATAAAAAGAATTTTATAATAGTACTTGGAAGTGATAAAGGATCAGCTACTAGAAGACAATTTAGTGCAGCACATGAATTGGCACATATAATTATGCATGATGGATTTATTAATTTAGAAGAATTGACAAATGAAGAGATTAGAAATATGGAGAATGATGCACATACATTTGCTGCTGCATTTTTATTACCAAGAAATGCTTTTATAAAAGATGTTAGTTTATATCCAACTAATTTAGAATATTATAAACAACTTAAAAAAAAGTGGAGGACTTCAATTTCAGCTATGCTAGTTCGAGCTAATCATCTTGGAGTGTTAAGTTATAATTCATATCAAAATATGATGAAAAAGATGAGTAAATTAGGATGGAGAAAAGAAGAGCCGTTAGATGATTCATTAATAATGAGTAAGCCAACTGTATTAAAGAGAGCGGTTAATATTTTAATAGATAATGATATATTAAATCCAAATGAAATACTGATGGAGTTATCTAACAGAGAATTAAGTCTTCCAGCGGAAGAAATTGAAAATCTATTAGGATTAGATAAAGGTACACTTACTCTTAAACACGATGAAATTTCAAATAAAATTATAGAAATCTCAGTAAAAAAATAAATCATAAAAATAAGTTAATATAAAATACCGTATTATTCAAAAGAATATGCGGTATTTTTTTATCCAAAATTCAGAGGTGATATATATGAAAGATAACAATTATAGAAAGACAGAAGGAGTTTTATACAATTATACAGATATAAAAACAGAAATTAAAAATACTGAAATAGATATACAGGAACTAAAAGCAGACTATGAAGGAGTTTCTGGAGTTTCCTACGAGGAAAGGTCAGCTCCTACTAATAAGTTTAATTCTAGTGTAGAAAATGAATTATTGAGAAAAGAAAAATTAATTAAAAAGCTTACTAGGGAAAAAAACAGTAAACAAAGGTTAATAGATAAGATAGATAATGCATTAGATCCACTGGATGAAACTGAAAAGAAGATAATAGAATACAGATGCATTAAAGGCTATAGTTGGGCAAAGGTAGGAGTATTACTTAACATAGACGGAGATTACTGTGGCAAAATAATGAGAAAAGCACTTAGTAAGATAACTTCACAGATATGGATTAAAGAAAAGTTTCAGTAAAAATTACGTAAAATACACGTAAAAAGTACGTAAAATAGACGGAACATTTACTGGATATATGTGCTAATATAGTATCATAGAAAAAGATAACATAGCAGGGACACTGTAAATCTTAGTTCAAGGCACCCAAAGGGGTGTCTTTTTTATATGCATTTAATATAATAATATAGAATATATTAAATATAAAAGCTTGATGAAAAATATCAAGCTTTTATATTGAGTTTAGTTAGAATCTTTACGTTGGAATAAAAGTTCCTAATTTAATCTAGTGTTTGTGCAAATAATAATAAGTGAATAATATCATTGCTGATAAGATTAAAAAATATATGTCTGTAGATTTGATAATTCTGTTGGTTGAAAATACTAACTTATTTATAAAAGTACTTATCAGGCTAGTTATTATAGGATTAATATACCCTTTTATATTAGTCCTAATTTTTTTGCTTATTATTTTGCCCTTACGATTACTTTTACGGTAGCTTCTTTTTTTAGTGTTTTTCATAGAATTAGCCTTTTTAATCATATTAGCACATTTATGAAAAATAAAAGAAACTAACACGTTAAGACCTCCTTTCACGGATAATTCCAACGTAACTTCATTATAACATTTTTTGGAAGGTATTTAAATGAACATACTAACCAAATAGTGAATTATTGAAAATTAATATTGGTTTAAAAATCAGATAATATGTATTATGTTTGATATATATTAAAGAAATTTGTAATATAAACGAAGAACATAAAGATTTGATTAAGGGGGTCTAGTATGTTCGAAAAAATTTTAGAGCCAGAAATGTTTAAAAATATTATTACATTGATAATAATTCCATTGTTAATTAAAATATATAATAACATACCTATAAAAGCACGTAGAAAATTAAAATGGGATGAAAGTAATGAGGAAAAAAAGATATGGTCAAATTACTTTCCACCTTTAGTTGCAATGATTATATTAGAGTTTAGCTATATATATATCCAGGAGCAAATTGAAATCTTATGGTTCCGTGTACTAATATATAGTGTATTTATGATAGTTATATTTTGTATTGAATTTATTATAAGTACATTTTGGTATTTAAATTTTAAGTATAAGAACGAGTATTTACGTATAAAACATATGATACATTTAATATTTGCAATAGACTCTATAATATTATGCTTCGTAGTAGAAACAAGTAATAAGTGTGTATGTATTGCTTATATTATAATAACTTTAATAGCTTGTATATTACATATATGCTTAATATTAAAGTGCAATAAAAATAGTTACAAAAAACTTAAATATATTAAAATGGAATTTCAAGATGGTACTACAGAAAAAAATATTATAGATTATGAGCAACATAAAAAGTGTATTATATTATTTATAAGTTCTTCTTCTCAAAGAATAATTAAAAAAACATTTTATGGAGCTAAAATCAAGAAAAAAATAGAAATATATTATTAATTACAATGACTTAAAAAGAACTTTTAACAGATAAAAAGAGGTGAGCTCATGGCAAAGATTAACCAGAAAATTGATACGATATTAAAGTTTCAATTTGAAATACAAGAAAATAATATTGAAAAAAAGATTAAAAAAGATAGTAATTTAATTTCTAGTTTAACTACTAAGAGGAAAATTAGAAATTATTGTATAGATAAGCTTGGAGTATATTAAAGAGATCTTAATGGAGTTCTTTTTTATTATATAAAAGGAGGTGGCATTGTGAAGCTAACACCAAAACAGAAGGCATTTGCTGACTATTATATACAGTTAGGCAATGCCACAGAAGCAGCAATAAAAGCTGGATATAGTAAAAGGACAGCGAGATTTATAGGAAATGAAAACCTAACAAAACCCTACATAAAAGATTATATAGAGGAAAGGAATAAAACTATTGAAAGCAAAAGAATAGCTGATATGAAAGAAGTTAAAGAGTTCTGGACTAATGTATTAAGAGATGAAGAAGTTGAAACTAAGGATAGATTAAAAGCATCTGAATATATAGCAAAAACTAGTGGTGCTTTTTTAGATAAAGTAGAGCATAGTGGAAATGTATCTAACGAAGTCAATATAACAATTGACGGTGAAGAATATGGCACTTAAACTCAATATTAATTCAAAGGTATTTAATGAAATATATTTAGAACATCAACTAAATAATAATAACCGTTATCAGATTTACTTTGGAGGTTCATCTTCAGGTAAATCTTTTTCTTTAGCTCAAAGAACTGTTTTAGATGTGCTTAATGGTCATAGAAATTACTTAATAGTTAGAAATGTTCAAAACACAATTAAAAGAAGTTGCTTAAATGAAATAACAAAAGCAATAAGTAACTTTAAGGTTGCTGATTACTTTGAAGTTAATAAAACAGATATGATAATTACTTGTAAAATAAATAAAAAACAAATACTATTTTGTGGTTTAGATGATGTTGAAAAGATTAAATCAATTACTCCAGTAGATGGGGTAATAACTGATATATGGGTAGAGGAAGCAACCGAAACAGAATATAAAGCAGTTAAACAATTAGATAAAAGACTTAGAGGAAGGTCAGATGTAACCAAAAGATTAACTTTAAGTTTTAATCCAATACTTAAGGACCATTGGTTATACAATGAATATTTTAATATTTGGGAAGATGATAAGCAGTATGTAGAAAAAGAGAATGTATCTATTCTTAAAACTACATATAAAGATAATAAATTTTTAACTGATGATGATATAGCGGCATTAGAAAATGAAACAGATCCTTATTATTATGAAGTTTACACATTAGGTAATTGGGGAGTGCTTGGAGCTGTCATATTTAAAAATTGGAAAGTGCAAGACTTTAGTGACATTGAAAAGACATTTGATAGTTATAGGCATGGAGTTGACTGGGGATTTGCCGATGATCCTTTTGCCTATATAAAATCACATTTAGATAAGACAAGGAAAAGGCTTTATATATGTGATGAAATAGAAGTAGTTGGAATGTTAAATGAAGAATCAGCACCATTAGTAAAAGAAAAGGCTGGTTCTAGTAGAGTAATATGTGATAGTGCTGAACCAAAATCAGTAGCTGAATTTAAAAAACTAAGGGTAAATGCTAAATCAGCGAAGAAGGGACCGGGAAGTATTGAATATGGGATTAAGTTTTTACAAGGGTTAGAAATTATAATACATCCGAGATGTCAAAACTTCAAAAATGAAATAAGCAAATATAAATATAAAGAAGATAAGAATGGCAATATTCTTCCTATACCAGTAGATAAGGATAACCATTTAATAGATGCATTAAGATATAGCCTAGAGGATGATATGAAAGGCAATTCAATATCATTTGACTAAGGAGGTGTTAAGATATATGGCTATAATAGATAAGATAAGGACAATATTAAATAATGGTTCAAATAGTGTAATGAGTTTAGAAGAGATAATTCAAGAACATATTAAAGAATGGAACAGATCACAAGCAAGAAGATTAATGCAAGAAGGACAAAAGTATTATAAAGGTGATACGGATATTCTTAATCGTAAAAGAATGGCTATAGGAGAAGGTGGAGAACTTGAGGAAATTAAAAACCTGGCTAATAACAAATTAGTACATAACTTTGTAAGAAAGTTAGTAGACCAAAAGGTAGGATATTTATTATCAAAACCTTTAGCTATTCAAACAGATGATGTTTTTGATAAGTCATTTATGAAGCTGCTTAAAAACTTAGGTAAGGATTGTATTAATAAAGGTATAGCTTGGGCACAGATTTATTACAGTGAATATGGTGAGATTAGATTCAAAAGGCTACCTAGTGAAGAAATAATTCCTATATGGAAGGATTCAGAACATACTAAATTAAGTGCAGTTATAAGAGTATATGAGGTTGAAGTATATGAAGGACATACAAAGAAAACAATAACTAAAGTTGAATATTGGGACACAGAAAAGGTGTTAAGATATGTAGAATACGAAAGTAACTTAATACCTGATGTTGAAGCTCCAGAAGACGCAGGGCATTTTAGTATGGTAGATGATAAAGGAAATACAAAATCATTTACCTGGTCTAAAGTGCCTTTTGTATATTTCAAATACAATGATGAAGAGCAGCCGCTTATTAAATTTGTTAAATCTTTAGTAGATGATTATGACAGAAATAAAAGTGATAATAGCAATAATTTAGAGGATTTACCTAATAGTATTTATGTACTTAAAGATTATGATGGTACTGATTTAGGTGAATTTAGAAAAAACATGTCATTATATCGAGCAGTTAAAGTTACTGGTGAGGGTGGAGTTGAAACACGGAATTTAGAGATTAATGTGGAATCCTATAAGACTCATATAGAACAAACTAGAAAAGATATATATGAGTTTGGAAGAGGTGTTGATACTCAATCAGATAAGTTTGGTAATAGTCCAAGTGGTATTGCATTAAAGTTTCTATACAATGATTTAGATTTGGACTGTAACATAATAGAAACAGAGTTCCAAGCTTCATTAGAATACTTACTATGGTTTATAAATCAGCACTTAATCAATACAGGACAAGGAGATTATACAAATGAAAATGTAGATTTTATATTTAATAGAGATACTCTTATAAATGAATCAGATAGTATTAGTAATTGCCAAAATAGTGTTGGTATTATAAGTGATGAAACAATAGTTGCTAATCATCCATGGACCACTAAAGATGAATTGGATAAAATAAAGAATCAGAAAGAACAACAAGAAAATGTTTATCCTAATTTTCCTTTAGATGATGATTCTAATGGTGATACAGATGAAGAGTAAAGACTATTGGAAGAAACGTTCAGAGCAAATAGCAAATAAACAATTTAACAAAACAGATGCTTATATATCAAAACTTTGTTTAGAATATCAAGAAGCACTGTATAGTATAAAAAAAGACATAGAATCATTTTATCAAAACTTTGCATCAAATAATCAGGTTACTTTAGATGAAGCTAGAAGGCTATTAAATTCAAATGAATTAAGTGAGTTTAAAATGGACTTAAAAGAATTTAGGAATAAAGCTAAAAACAATATAGATGATATATGGGAACAGGAACTTAACAATGTATCTTATAAAGTTAGAATAAGCAGATTACAGGCTTTACAGACACAAATTAATAATGAAATAGGGTTATTGTATTCTAAACAACAAAAAGGTATTGAGAGCCTTTTAAACAATGTATATGAAGATGCTTATTATAGAAATATATATGAGGTCCATAAAGGGCTAGGTATAGGAGTTGATTTTGCTAAATTAGATACTAGGACAGTGGAAAAAGTTATGTCAGAAAAATGGCAAGGAAGTAATTATAGTAGTAGGATATGGAATGATAAAGAAAAGCTTATAAGAGAATTAAAATTTAATTTAACACAAGGTTTTATTCGAGGTGATTCCATAGATAAAACTTCCAAGATAATAGCTGAAAGATTGAATGTATCTAAGAATAGAGCGACAACATTAGTAAATACTGAGAGTGCATATATAACATCTAAGGCAACATTTGATAGTTACGGTAGAAGTGGAGTAGTTAAGCAATATCAGATACTTGCAACATTGGATTTAAGAACATCTAAAATATGCAGAGAAATGGATGGAAAAGTATTTAAGTTAAGTGAAAAAGAAATAGGAGTTAATGCTCCACCATTTCATCCTAGATGTAGAAGTACTACGGTAGTATATTTTCCTGATGATATAGATGAAAAAAGAATTGCTAAGGATAGCAAGAGTGAAAAATATTATGTAGATGGAAACATGAATTATCAACAATGGCATGATAAATATGTAAAAGATAATCCAGATGAAGAAATTGCTGAAAAGAAATTGCAAAATAAATACAGTGATAAAAAGATATTTGAAAGATACTCGCAAGTATTGAAGGATTTATCTCCTAAATCTTTTGAAGAATTTCAAGATTTGAGATATAATGATATTGATAGTTGGAACGAACTTAAGAGTAACTTTAAAGTCGCTAATTCTTATAAAGTAGATTATGGAGAGATTAATCCACAGAAGATACTTGAATTAGACAAAGTGGCTTTTGAGGCAAAAAAAACAAGATTTGATTATGAGCCTTTTTCTGGAAGAGAAAGAAGAAGTGTTAAAAAGCTTAGTCAAGGTGGTAATTTTGCAATTATGGAATTTCAAAATAAACAATATTTAGCTCATAGTGCAGTAAATGAAGCAGTTGAAGCAGAGTATAAATCTATTAAAGGAGATAAATCAGATTTTATACTTCATAAAGATGATAGAGAATTTAAAACATTAGTTATAAATGGCATACCTCGTGAGTATTGTACAGAAGCTAAATTTTTTGAATTTATAAATGACAATATAACTATAGATTATTCAGGAGAAATAACAATTTTATCTGAACTTGATATGTGTGAAAGCTGTAGAGGGGTATTAAAACAATTTAAAAATAAATATCCTAATGTAAAAGTTAATATTGTATCAGGTAAGAAATGTTTAAATTGGAGAAAAAGGAAGTGATCTAATTAATGAATTATGAAAAATCAGAGTTTTCATATGATATCATAAAAGATGAAGTATTATATACTTTAGATAGAAATTTAAATAAATATAAATTACCTATAAATCAATCAATTGCTTATTATATGAATGAATCTGAAGGAACATTTGAGGAGAATGAGCTTGAAAGAGTTTTGACTTATGTTGTTCTTGGGATTTTTATTAAGCAATATAGTTATAATGATGAACAGCTTATTAATAAAGTAATATCTTCTATTAAAACATTAGAAAGCAATGAATATAATAATTTATTTCATGACGGAGATAAAGAATTGATAGATAATGACATAAAAGTTATTAAGGAATATTTAAAATAAAAGCACTTACTAAGTAAAAATAGTAGGTGCTTTTATTGTGTCTGAAAGTGATGTGATATTATTGTATGCAATAAGAAATAAGAACACTAAAGAATGGCTATTCGGAACTGATTTTAGAGAATTTCCACCAACACAAAGAATATCTAAAGAACAAGCAGTGACTTATATGGATAAGGAATATGCAGAAGTTGATTTTAGGGTAAGGAGATGCAGGAAAGATTATGAGGTAGTGGTACAGAGATTAAATAAGTAGAATAATTTTGAAAGGATGATATAAATGCCGAAATTAAGTGAAATATTGGGAGAAAAATCTTTTAAACAAATACCGGAAGACTTACAAACTAAATATAAAGATATAGATTTAGTTGATAGTAAGCAGTATGTTTCTAAAGATAAATTTGATACTTTAAATCAGCAGCTTAACACTGCCAATGATACTATTACTACTTTGAAGAAAGATAATAAGGGTAATGAAACATTACAGACTAAAGTAGGCGAGTATGAAAATAAGGTTAAGGAATATGAAAAACAAATAAAAGATATGCAGTTTAATTATGCATTAGAAGGAGCTTTAAAGGGTGCCAATGTAAGAAATACAAAAGCCGTTAAAGCTCTTTTAAATTTAGAAAATATTAAGTTAGATGGTGAAAATCTTTTAGGACTTAAAGAACAATTAGATTCCTTAAATAAAAGTGATAGTTATTTATTTGAAGAGGAACAAAAGCCACAGTTCTCAGGAATAAGACCTACTGATGGAAGTAAATCACCTCAAGGATATAATCCATGGAAAAAGGATTCTTTTAACTTAACAGACCAAGGCAAAATATTTAAAGAAAATCAAGAACAGGCTAAACAATTAATGGCTGAAGCTGGAGTAAATCTATAAAAAGAAAGGTGATAATACATGAATACAAAATTTAAAATGAAATTACAACTATTTGCAAATGGTACAAAATTAAGTGATGTAATAGTACCTGAGTTATTTAATCCTTATATAATAAATCAAACAATGGAGAAATCAGCGTTAATACAAAGTGGTATTATAACAAATAATAGTGAGTTTGATAGTTTCGCAAGTCAAGCTTCGCCACTTATCAATATGCCATTCTTTGAGGATTTAACAGGAGAATCAGAACAAATAATTGAAGATGGAGATTTAGAAGCTGCTAAAATCACATCTAAAAAAGATGTTGCAGCAATACTTAGAAGAGCAAAAATGTGGAGTGCTACAGACTTATCAGCAGCAATGTCAGGTAAGGACCCAATGGCAGCTATAGCAAATTTAGTTTCTGGATTTTGGGCAAGAGATATGCAAAAGGAATTAATAGCAATTCTTAATGGTATATTCAGTGCTACAAGTATGAAAGATAATTTACTTGATATATCAGCATTAGAAGGAAATAAAGCTAAATGGAGTGCTAGTGCATTTATAGATGCTCAACAAAAATTAGGAGATGCACAAGAGTTATTAACTGGTGTTATGATGCATAGTGCAGTTAAATCAGAACTTAAAAAGCAGAATTTAATTCAAACTATAAGACCTTCTGATAGTCCAGAATTTGATGTTTATCAAGATAAGAGAGTTATAGTTGATGATGGTTGTCCAGTAGATTCAAGTGGTATATATACTACATATTTATTTGGACAAGGAGCTATAGCATTAGGCAATGGTAATCCTGCTGGGTTTGTAGCTACTGAAACAGATAGAGATAAAAAGAAAGGTTCTGGTGTAGATTATCTAATCAATAGAAAGACTTATATATTACATCCAAGAGGAGTTAAATTTACAAATACTAAAGTTGCTAAAACAGAAGGACCTTCAAGAACTGAATTAAAAGAAAAGACTAACTGGGAAAGAGTATATGAACCAAAACAAATAAGAATAGTTGCATTTAAACATAAAATATAAGAAGGTGTAGCTATGCTTCAACTTGATAAATTAAAAAGTCTTTTAGGAATATCTAAAGATGATAATACTAAGGATATTTATTTAGAATTTGTATTAGATGATATATTTCAAATAATAAAAGATTATTGTCATATTAAAGAGGTGCCAGAAGAACTTAATAATACAGTTCTAAAGATGGCTATAGATTTGTACAGAAATCAGAACTTAGGTGAAGAAGAAACATCTATAGGTCCTATTTCATCTATAACAGAAGGTGATACATCAATAAGCTATAGAAGTTCAGCCAATGAATTTAAAGACAGCTTACTTAATGATTACAAAAGTCAACTCAATAGATATAGAAAGTTGGTATGGTAATTATGAATAAAGCATTTAAACAAGCTAGAAAAGCCATAGAAAAACTTTATGATTGTAAATGTAATATAAGTGGTGGTAAAGAAAAAGTTAAAAATTCTATAACTAAAGAAACTAAATTAGTAACAAAAACAAAATATAAAGACATTAAATGCAAGATATCAAAACAAAGCTTAAGTAAAAATACTCAAACTGATACAGTAAATCAGGTAGTATATGAACTTAAGCTTTTTATATCTCCTGAGCTTGCAATACATCAAGGTAATACTGTAGAAGTTACTGATATGTTTGGAAACAAAACTATATATAAGGCTGGCGAAGGTTTCAAGTATACATCACATCAAGAAGTTATTTTAAGCAAAGAAGGTAAAGCCTAATGGCCAGGCTTGGAAATTTTGATTATTCTGGATTTAAAGATATGGCTAAAAGGTTTCAAACAGCTTTAGATGAACGAGTAATTGAAAGATGGATAAGAGAGTTTCTTTTAGAAATTGCTTTTAGAGCCGAGAGAAAGATTAAAAAAAGAACTCCAGTTGATAGTGGTCATTTAAGGCGAAACTGGCAAGTAGGCAATGTAGATAGGAGAGGTAATTCTTATGTAGTAGAGATATTTAATAATACTGAATATGCTTCATTTGTAAACAATGGTCACAGAACAAGGGATCATAAAGGATGGGTAGAAGGAAGATTTATGGTTGAAATATCTCTTGATGAAATAGAAAGGCAATTACCTAAGTTCTTAGAAAAGAAACAATTAGAATTATTAAATCAAATACTTAATGGTAGAGGTTAACATGTCGAATATAAATGATTTAAGAATAGGAATTAACCTGGCATTAGATAAAGAGTTCCCTAACACAACTATATATGGAGAAGAGATAAAACAAGGCTTTGAAGAGCCTTGTTTTTTTGTTAAGGTTTTAAGTTCAGGACAAGACAAAGAACTTAATATTAGATACAAGAAAAATATATTCTTTGATATTCACTATTTTTCAGATAAAGAGGATGTTAATTCAGATTGTTTAGAGATGGCTGATAAGCTTTATGAAGTACTTGAATATGTAAAAGTTAATGAGAACTTATATAGATCTAGTAATATGACACATGAGGTTATAGATGGAGTTTTACACTTCATGTTGCAGTTTAATTATCATGTTGTTAAAGAAATTCAAAAAGCTCCTAAAATGAATAAATTAAAGACTGAGGTGAAGTTAAGTGGAAGATGAAGAAGTTAAATTTAGCAAAGGACAAATAGTATCTTCAATACAGTTTACAGTTATAGAAAGAGACATATTAAAAGCTATATTGCAAGACAAAGAATATGGACTAGAAGAGGTTAAAGATATTTTAGAAGAATTTAAGGAGAAGGAAGTGAAATAGATGGCAGGTGGAACATGGGAAAAGCAAAATAAAATTAGACCAGGAGCTTATATAAATTTTAAGTCTAAAAAACAAGCACAAACCCCAATTGGAGAAAGAGGTATTGCTACAATGCCTTTAATTCTTCCATGGGGTCCTGAAAAACAGATATTAACTATTAATGCAGATGATGATCTAAGTAAAGTGTTAGGCATTAATATAGCTGATGGAAGTGCATTGCTTATTAGAGAAGTGTTTAAAAAAGCTAAGACACTTTTGCTATATAGGCTTAATGAAGGCACGAAGGCTACTGCTACATTAGATACCTTAACTGTTAATGCTAAATATACAGGAACTAAGGGAAATAATATCACTATAATAATTCAAAACAGCATAGATGTTCCAGGAAGCTTTGAAGTAATAACTATGTTTGAAGGGAATAAGGTAGATAAGCAATTAGTTAAGACTATAGCCGATTTAAAGCCTAATAATTATGTTGATTTTAAGGGTACTGGAGACTTAAAAGCTAGTGCAGGAGTACCACTTAAAGGTGGAGAAGATGGAACAGCTACTAATCAAAATTATACTGATTACTTAGCGGCTATAGAACCATACGATTTTCATACTATAGGAATACCAATAAAAGATTCTAGTATAAAGTCAGTTGCAACAACATTTATTAAAAGACTAAAGGAAGATGGTAGACAAGTTCAATTAGTATTAGAAAATTACCCAGAAGCTGATAGTGAGAATATTATTAGTGTTAAAAACGGTGTTGTTTTATCTGATGGAACAATAATAACATCTGATAAAGCAGTGGCATTTATAACTGGAGCAACTGCTGGAGCAAATGTGAATAAATCTAATACCTATCTAGAATATCCAGGTGCAATTGATGTAGATAAAAAATATACAAATAGAGAAATTGAAGAAGCTCTTTTAAATGGAGAAGTGATATTTACTATTAGTAATAGAAGGATAGTAATAGAACAGGATATTAATACCTTTAAGTCTTTTACAGATGATAAGGGAAAAGATTATAGAAAAAATAGAGTTATTAGAACGCTTTTTGAGGTAAACAATCGCATTAGATTGTTATGGGAAACTAATTACACTGGCAAAGGTGATAATAGTCCTGATGGAAGAGATTTATTCAAGAAAGATGTAATTAAATCCTTAGAAAAATTACAAGGAATAAGTGCTCTTGAAAATGTAGTTCCAGAAGATGTAATAGTTGAAAAAGGACATGACAAAGAATCAGTAGTGGCAATAGTAAACGTGCAGCCTATAGATGCAACAGAAAAACTTTACATGACAGTAAATGTAGCATAAAGGAGGGTGTTTTATATGAATTTTATGGATTTTAAAGATACTATTAGTGGACAAGAGGCAAGAGCTTTTATAACTATAGATGGAAGAAATGAAGATCTGTTTTATGCTAAAAAGCTTGAGTCTAAAATAGAAAAAGAAAAGAGTGAAGGTAAGACATTAGGGAAAAGAGGAACTCAATCTAAGGCTAAAGGTTACAAAGGAACAGGTACACTTACGGTGTATTATGTGACATCTCTTTTTATAGAATTGATGGTAAAATACATGAAGGATGGAATAGATACTTACTTTGATCTTACTGTAATTAATGAAGACCCTACAAGTACTGTTGGAAAACAGACAGTAGTTCTTAAAAATTGTAACTTTGATGAAGTGTCTATTGCAACATTTGATATTGATTCTGATGCATTAGAAGAGGATATGAGTTTTACGTTTGATGATATAGATTTATTAAATAAATTTAAAAAACCAGTATTGAGATAATAGGAGGAATATATAATGAGTCAATTTGAAGATTTTTTAATGGATAGTTTTGAGGAAGTACAAGCGGTAGAGAAGAAACTAGAGATAGGTGGTAAAAAAAGAAATATGACATTTAAAGCATTGGGAGCTAATAAAGCTGATGCTATTAGAAAAAGCTGTAGAAAGATTAAATTTATAAAGGGTCAAAAAATAGTAGAAACAGACCAAGATAAATACTTAGAAACATTAATAGTAGAAACAACTACATGTCCTGACTTAAAAAATGCGGAATTACAATCCAACTGGGGTGTAATGGGGGCTGTAGAATTATTACAAGCAATGAAATCAAAAATGACAGATGGAGAATATGGTGAGTGGTCAAGTGTAGTTTCTGAAATAAATGGCTATGATAAAGGCATGCAAGAACTTATAGAAGAAGCAAAAAACTAATAAAAGGAGGGGATAGCGAAGCGAATTATGCTTACTATGCTCTCCACAAGCTTAAGATACTTCCAAGTACTATGATTGAGATGTCAAGAGAAGAAAAAGCTTTTATATATGCGGCAATTGATATATACATAGAAGCAGAAAATAAGTCAATGAAAGATGCTAAAAAGAAGAAGTAATATTGAAATATTAGCCAATATTTGCTATCATAAAAATACTTGATAGGAGGTTCTGATATGGGCTTTTTTAAAAAACTTAAAGAAATTAGAAATAATGCTAACAAATTAAATAATAGAGGTATTGAACTAGGAGCAACAGATAGTATCACTCTTATACATGATGAAGGATTACCGATTGCTGTAAAAACACTGTGTAAAATTTTTTTATGTAGTGATAAATTAGTTATTTGTACTTTAGGAGCTGAATTTAATATAAAATTACATCAAATAAATAATAGTGAAATTATAAGTACAAACGGAATAAAGGATAAAAGCGGAAGATTTATAGAAAATAGTCAAATTAAAAAGGGTGAAAAGACTGTTCAAACTTTTCATTTTGTCATTAATTATACAAATAGTAATAATGAGATATCTAATGTTGTACTGAACTCAGGATATGATTTTTTAACATCGAATAAATTCTCAGAAAAACTTAATAGTCTTTTAACTAATAAAAATACAATCATAGATTTGTAATTATATGTTAAGAACACTTACTAATTAAAATAGTGAGTGTTTTTTTATTTATACAAGAAAGGAGGTAAGTAAATATGGCTACAGTATCAGCAAGTTTAAGAATGTTTGACCAAATGACAAGACCTCTTCAACAAGTAACAAATGCATTAAATTTAACCATTTCAGCTATGGAGCAAATGAGTAATTCAGCAAATAGAGATATAGGATTAACTAATACTTTCAATGCTGCTAGAACAAGTATAAATAGAGCAAATGTAGAATTGCAATCATTAGTAAGTACACAAGACAGAACAATCAATAGTCAAGAGCGATTAAATAATTCATTTAATAATGGCTCAAGAGCTACAGAAGGATTAATGGGTAAGGTTAAAGGATTAGTTGGTGCTTATTTGGGATTTCAAGCAGTAAAAAAAGGTATAGATTTAACTCTAGGTGGTGCAGCTAGGCTTGAGCAACAACTTATTGTTATAAGTGGTATGTTAGGCAATAAAGATGTTGGCAAAGCTTTCTTTGGTCAATTAAATAAATATGCAAATGAAAGTGTATATGGATTAAAGGAATTTAATACAATTACAAGATCATTTATACAGTTTACAAAAAATACAAATAGCCTTATGAATTTAGATAAAACTGCTGAAAAATTAGCTTTTCTAGATCCCACACAAGGACTTGAAGGTGCTGGTTTTGCACTTAAAGAAGCTTTAGGTGGAGATTTTATGTCCCTAAAAAGTAGATTTGGATTTGGTAAAGCTGATGCAGAAATATTAAAAGCATCTAAAGACATGGATGAATTTATAAATAAATTTAACAAATTGTTAGCACAAAAAGGTGCAACGGATAAAGCCTTACAAGAATTTAATCAATCAGCCGTTGCTCAAATGAATAATTTAAAATCTAATGTAGAAACTGCATTTTCACAAGCTGGAGAAAGAGCTCTTGAAATATTGAAGCCTTTACTTAGTAGAATAAATGAAGGATTTAAAAATGGTGCTTTTGAATCTTTTTTTGACAATATAGGTATAGGATTGAATTTGGTTGTGGATTTAACAATGAAAGTTATAGATGGATTTCAATGGATTTCAAATATTGTAAGTAACAATTGGAGTATTATTGCACCAATTATATATGGAATTGTAGGTGCTCTGATAGCGTATAATGCAACGTCTATAATAACAAATGCAATTATAACTATACAATCATTTTTAAAATCAGCTCAAGCAGCTGCAACAATGCTTGCTACAGATGCAACCTTTGCTGAAACTGTTGCTCAACATGGATTAAACGCAGCATTATATGCATGTCCTATTACTTGGATTATTTTAGCTGTAATCGCATTAATTGCAATATTTTATGCAGCAGTAGCAGCGGTAAATCATTTTGCAGGTACAAGTATTTCAGCAACAGGAATTGTTGCTGGTGTATTTACTGCGCTAGGTGCATGTATTTATAATGTTGTAGCATATATGTGGAATGTTGTAGCTTCCTTTGTCGAATTTTTTGCAAATGTATTTAATCATCCTGTATACTCTGTAAAAAAATTATTTGTTAATTTTGCAAATAATGTTTTGGATATGTGTATTTCAATGACAGGTGGATTTGATGGGGTTGCTACGAATCTTGCTAATGCTTTTATAAAAGGTGCAAATTTAGCTATTAAGGCTGTAAATTGGATTGTTGAAGCATTAAATAAAATTCCTGGAGTTAATCTTGGTAAAGCTAGTGAATTTGCAAAAGTAGGTTCAATTACAAGTAGCTTAAAAAATGTTAAAAAGAATTTAAATGGTTGGTTAGGAGATGCACCTGCTGGTTACTGGACTGCTCCAAAAATGCAAATGAAATCTATTGGTGGAGCATATAATACAGGTTATAATTTTGGTAAAAATATTAGTGAAAAATTTAATCTGGGAAACATATTTAACAAAGGACAAGCACAGAAAAACTTTAAAATGCCTGACTTGAATGCTTGGAATAAAGCACAAGGACCAGGAGCATTGTCAATGGCACCAGATAAAAATAAAGATAAATTAGGCAAGCATGCTAAAGGAGCTAAGGATCATCTTAAAAATATCGATGACAAAATGGATATTGGTAATGAACATTTAGAAATGCTTAGAGATTTAGCACAACAAGAGAGCATACAAAACTTTACTACTTTAGCTCCAAATATAAATATACAAACTGGGGATATAAAAGAAGAAGCTGATATAAACAAGATAATATCTAAGATAGAATCTTATATGGAAGGTGAATTGGCTAATAGTGCAGAGGGGGTTTATTCTTAATGGCTTATAAAATGTATTTAGGTATAAATAACGGTGAAGAAGGATTTATCCTCCCAGTATTGCCTGAGAAAATTGAATTTAATGAAGATGGAGATAACAAAACTTTTAATATAATTAATTTAGGTGAAATAAATACTATAAACAAGCCCAAATTAACAGAAATAAGTTTTGAAAGTTATTTCCCATTAAATTATGGACCATATGTAAGTGTAAGCTCGGAAAAGTTCTTTTCACCGAGCTTTTATATTTCTAAAATTAAAGAATGGAGAGAAAAAGGACAAAAGATAAGATTTATATTTGTAGGAGGTCCTTTAGAAGTTAATGATTTATTTACTATAGAAAATTTTAAGTGCAGTGAAGAAGGTGGAGCTGTGGGAGATATAGATTACTCTATAGAACTAAAAAGATATAAAGAATTTGCTGCTAGAAAAGTTACTATAGTTACCAAAACAAATAATACTAGTACTAATAACAATAATAACAGTAAAAAAATAGCTAAAATTAATTCGAGCCCACCAAGGCCAGTTAACAAAAGTAACCCCAATATATATGTTGTTGTAAGTGGAGATACTCTTTTTCATATTGCTAAAAAGTTTTTAGGTAGAGGTTCCAAATGGAGGCAGATATACAATCTAAATAAAAGTAAAATTAAAAATCCTAATATGATATATCCAGGACAGGAATTGAGGTTAAAGTGAATATGAATATACAATTATTATTAGATGATAAGAGGGGGAATATATTTGATATATCTGAATTAGTATGTGAAGTAACTTGGAAAACCACGAGAAAGGGTAAGCCATCCAGTTTGGATATACAACTATTAAAAGATACTAAACTTAATATAAGTAATGGTGATGTTATTAGTTTTAAAGTTGATAATAACAAAGTTTTTTATGGTTATGTCTTTGAAAATAGTGGAAGTAAAGATATAGATATAAAGCTAACTGCATACGATCAAATGCGATACTTGCTTAATAATGATACTTATGTATTTAAAAATAAAAAAGCTAATCAAGTAATAGTTCAAATTGCTAAAGATATTGGATTAAGAATAGGAACAATAGAAGATACGGGATATGTAATTCCACAAATTTTAGAAGATGATAAAAAATTATTAGATATAATGTATAGCGCTTTAGATAAAACGCTAATGAGTACAAAACAGACATATGCACTATTCGATGATTTTGGATACTTAACTTTAAGAAATATAAATAATATGAAACAAACTGCAGTTATAAGTGATGATAGTAATCTAGGCGATTATAGTTGGAGTAATAGTATTGACAATGATACTTATAATAGGGTAAAAATCGTTAGAGATGTAAAAGTTAAAGAAGAGAAGACTAATGGTAAAAATAAAAAAGATAAGAAAGATAAGAAAAATGATAAGAATAAAAGCAGTAGAGAAGTTTACATTGCACAGGACAGCAATAATATTGCTAAGTGGGGAAGACTGCAATACTTTAAAAAAGTAGATGAAAAAATGAATAAAGCACAGATTCAAGAACTTGTTAATTCAACTTTGCAACTTAAAAATAAAGAAAAGAAAACATTGAAACTTAAGGATGTAGTTAGTACAGATTTAGCAAATGACTTAAAGCTTAGAGCAGGTGTAGGTGTATTCATTGATATAAAAGAAAAAGGAATTAAGCAATATTATTTAATTGAAGATGCTACACATAAATTTGAAAAAGGAAACTTGGTTATGGATTTTGATTTAAAGGTGGTGTAGATATGGGAATGATAGATACAATAAAAAAAGCAAGTATGGGAGCAATAGGCTCTAGTAATCCTGTTAATATTTTATTTGGAGAAGTATTGAGTACAGATGATTTTAAAATAAAAGTAGATCAAAAACTTGTATTGGATAGAGATTTTTTTATTATTCCAGAAAGTCTAATTAGATATGTAATAGGTTTAAAACATACTCATGATTATAAAGACAATTCCATTACTAATCTAGATACAGCTTTAGATGAGATAGTAATTAGAGAAGGCTTAAAACCAGGTGATAAGGTACTGCTTTTAAGAGTACAAGGCGGACAACAATTTGTAATACTGGACAAGGTGGTTTAATATGAGTGAAGTTAATATCCTTCCACAAGGAGCCATACTTAATGAAAGTATTAATATTAAAGAAGACTATATAGAGCCAACTAAAACATATAAAATTAAAGATAATAGAATAGTTGGTTTTTGCGATGAGATTGAAGCATTAAAACAGGGTATATACTTAATTTTAAATACAGAAAGATATGAGCATCTTATATATAGTGATGATTATGGAAGTGAATTAAAGTCTTTAATAGGTAAAGATAGGGATATAGCTGAGAGCGAGTATAAAAGAAGAATTAAGGAGGCTTTAAGTCAAGATGATAGGATTAATAATGTAGACAATTTTATATTTAAATATGATTGTGACAATGTGCTTATAGAGTTCATTGTTTTTTCTATTTATGGAAAGTTTTCTATGGATAAGGAGGTGTGATAGTGTTTGAAGAACAAACAGAAGAAGTAATATTGCAAAGAATGATGGATAGAATCCCGAATGATATTGATAAAAGAGAAGGTTCTATTATTTATAATGCATTGACACCATGTGCTTTAGAAGTTGCTAGAATGTATTCGGATATGAATTACTTTATGCAATGTACATTTGCAAGTCCTGATATGCCTGATGAATTTTTGGATTTAAGAGTGACAGAAGAAGGACTTAAAAGAGAAAAAGCCACTCATTCAATTAAAAAAGGATATTTCTATGATGATGAAAATAATCCTATGGATGTTCCTATAGGAAGTAGATTTTCAATAGAAGATTTTAACTTTAAGGTAAAAACGAAAATTGAACAAGGTATTTATAAAATGCAATCAGAAGATACAGGCATAGAAAGTAATTCTATAACAGGTCAATTAATTCCTATAGACTACATAGAAGAGCTATCAATGGCTAGATTAGGAGAATTAATTATACCAGGAGAAAATGAAGAAAGTAATGAAAACCTATATGATAGATATATAGAACATCTTAATGAAAAACCTTTCGGTGGTAATATATCAGATTATAAGATTAAAACTAAATCTATAGAAGGTGTTGGCACTGTGAAAGTATTTCCTGTATGGAATGGTGGCGGTACTGTAAAAATAGTGTTTTTAGATAGTGAGTACAATATACCTACAACAGAATTAGTTAATAAAGTGCAAACAGCCTTAGATCCAATACAAAATCAAGGAAAAGGATTGGGGCTTGCTCCAGTAGGTCATATAGTTACAGTTAAAGGTGCACAAAATACAAATTTAACTATAAAAACTAAACTTATTTTAAAAAGCGGAACAACGATAGGGCAAGTAAAACAAGACATAGAAAAGGTTATAAAACATTATCTATTAAAACTAAGGAAAGAATGGCATGAGGAAAATAATTTAATAATTAGAATAAGTCAAATAGAGGCGAGAATTTTAAATGTTGAAGGTGTTGCAGATTTATTTAATACTAGTATAAATGATAAAGAAGAAAATCTTACTCTAGTGGAAGAAAATGTTCCATTATTAAAAGAGGTGGTACTGAGTGAAAAAGAAATTAATTGAGTTTCTGCCACCGGAAATTGCTAACATAGAAGATTTTAAAGAAATAATGAATGCTGAAACTGTAGAATTAGAAGTTGTGGAAAATAAACAAAGACAGCTTTTCCATGAAAATTTTATAGATACAGCAACGGAGTATGGAATAAAACATCAGGAAAAGCTTTTTAAGGTTAGACCTGATTTAGAAAATGAAACATTAGAGTTTAGGAAACTAAGAATTAAAAATAGAAAAATAGATAAAGCTCCATTTACTCATAGATTTCTAGAACATAAACTTGAAAGTTTGTTTGGAAAAGATAACTATAAATTAGATGTATTGAATGATAAGTACATCTTAAAAGTTGATATAAATACTTTTAACTGGAACATGTTTAATGAAATAATAAATAATTTTAGAAAAATAATTCCTTGTGATATGATTTTAAATTCAACTTTAACTAATAAAATAGAAACTAATGTTTATGTTGTAGGTACAACAATATGTGGTGAAGAATTAACAGTATATCCGTGGAGTCCTAAAAATATAGAATCTAAAGGAAATGTAACTGTAGCTATAGGAAATAATACTGGCTTTGAAGATATAACAATATATCCTAGGAAGGAGGATTAAGTGTGAAAGAGCAATTTTATACTATACTAACGGCAATAGGTAAAGCTAAGATAGCTAATGCAAGCGCGATGGGAACAAAATTAAATATAACAAAATTACAGGTAGGGGATGGCGGCGGTTCGTATTATAATCCAACCGAAGAACAAGAACAACTTAAAAATAAAGTATGGGAAGGAAACATTGGTTCTATAACTGTTGATAAAGATAACAAAAACTGGATAGTTATAGAAACACTACTGCCTGGAGATATTGGCGGATTTATGATAAGAGAAGCTGGCATATTTGATAGCAATGGAAATTTAATAGCTGTAGGTAAATACCCTGAAACTTATAAACCTATTACATCTCAAGGAAGTCTTAAAGATTTAAAAATTAAAATGATACTTGAAATAAGTAATACATCAACTGTAACTCTTAAAATAGATCCTACTGTAATTCTTGCAACTCAAAAAGATATTAAGTATTTGAATAAACAAATTGAAGATTTCACGAATGAGATAGGAAATATAAAAGATTTAAAAACTACTAATAAAGATAATTTAGTAGAATCTGTAAATGAGCTTTTTACAAATGCCGGTAATGGGAAAGATAGTCTTTACTCTGCCATTACCGGCAAGAAAGTAACACCTAGGAGTAAAAATTTTGAGGATTTAACAAATGCTATAAAGGATATTAAATTAGGACAAGGAAATGCACAAGCTTCAGAAGTTTTACAAGGTAGAACTTTTACAAATGATAGTGGAGTAATGCAAACAGGTACTATTCCTAACATGGGAAGTAAAGAGATTGAACCTAAAATTTATTCACAAGAATTAGGAAAAGGATACTATGAAAAGGTAAAGCTTAAAGGCATCAATGATTTAGATAATGATACTATGAAAGAAGTAGTAAAAACTATAGCACCTAAGATTAAGGATGATTTACCTTCAATAATCCAATCGGCTGGTATCTTACCATTTAAAACATGGAAGTGGAGTGGTGATAGTTATTATGGAAATCATTTAAATAACGATGTACCATATAAATCAATGAAAGTACCTTTTGAAATTAAAATATTATTTACTAAATGTGATGGATATAGGGGAGGAAATACAAATGGTGTAATTACACAAACGTGGGTAGATAAAGATTTTTTTAAAACAACTATAGGTGAGCATTTCATTTTTATACCTCCAGACCTCGTGCATTATAGTATGCAAGCACAGAATAATTTTAATTATATTATAGGTTGTTGA